AACCGAGCACCGCTGGACCTAGACGTGTCTCAACATGCCTAAAGTAAAACAAGGTTCGCAAGGGGAACGTTGGTGTTTCACACTAAACAACTACACTGAAAAAGATGTCGCTTCTATTACTGAAAAACTTACCTTCAGTAATTGCGTCTTTGCAAAGGTGGGAAAAGAAATTGGCGATTCTGGAACTCCGCATCTCCAGGGTTTCATACATCTTCGAAAAAGACTGCGCCTTGCATGTCTCAAAAAACTTGTCGGCGACAGAGCTCATTGTGAAGTCGCTCGAGGAACGGATAAAGACAATGAATCTTACTGCGGAAAGGATTCCGATGTGGTTCTTACCATTGGGGAGCCTACAATTGGAACTACAGAACAAGGAGGCGGTGATACTATACACAGCATCGCTCGTCGAATTGCACTTAAACTATCCAAAGGAACGGACATTACGGAACTACAAGGTGAAGAATGGAAAGCATACTGCCGTCATTCCAAGGTTATACAAGAACTGTCTGCTGCTCTCGTCAAGAATAAAAACATTAAAGATCAAGCTGCACAAATGTCTGACAAACCTCTCAGAACATGGCAAAAAGAACTGAAAAATGCCATTCAAACTGTGCCAGATGATCGTAAAGTAATGTGGTATTGTGATTCCGTCGGAAACACAGGGAAAACATGGTTTTCTAAATATCTTGTTGCTTTGCATGGTGCAATCCGTTTTGAAAACGGAAAGAGTGCTGACATTAAGTATGCGTACAACGGTGAGCGTGTGGTTGTGTTTGATTTGTCCAGATCTCAGGTTGATCATTTCAACTATGAGGTGATTGAATCTATCAAAAATGGTTTGATGTTCTCTCCCAAGTACACTTCTTGCACGAAGATGTACCCCATTCCCCATGTGATTGTCTTTGCTAATTGGATGTCTGACGAATCAAAACTTTCTGCTGACAGATGGAAGATTGAAAGTTTGTCTGATGTGTCAAAGATAAAGTGTGAGAAAGAAGATGATGTCATTGTCAATGATGTGATTGTGATTGAAGATGATGATGTACAACAAGAACAAATTGATTCCTATTTCTCGAATTTATTCGACAATTGGGGGCCCGACTGTGTCGGCGATCTTGATGAATATCAATAAAAATACATGAATCCATGTAACAATTTCCATCGAGGTGTTTGTTTCTTTAATTGAGTGCTTGTCAGTAAAGGTCCCGAGGGTTAAAAAAAATTCGCCGTAGCCCTGCGGGCGGCCCTCCTTGATTGCCGGTCATGAGCTCGCTTCGCTCGCAAGATTTGGTTGTTACTCGGTTCTCATTCTGTCCACCTTTTTCAGGGGGGGAACCACTTCAGGGAATGCAGGGGTGACAGGCTCATACTGTGCGCCATACTGGGTGCCAATGCGCAGTCCTCTGAAGTAGTAGACTTGCGTGAAGTAATGCCTAGTTACCAGCGTTGTAGGGGTATTCACCTTCCAAACTTGTTGCACGCCGTTCTGGCACTGTTCGCTGGTTACGCTTGCAACACAGTCTCTCCATGGATTGTCCACTCCTTTTACTCCGGTAAGGTTGACACCAGTCCTGGTAGGAAACATTGGCTGGTAGCTCGTAGACACAACTTGATTCTTTTTGATCAATTTCCATTTACTGTTCTGCATTTTCTCCATGTCAGACACTGCTCTAGCAGCTGTAAACTTCCTTCCCTTAGCATCAGGATCGTAGGCTGACCACCTCACAATAAGCTCTGCATTATCGCTGACTTCATTTTCATACTTGTCAAACGGAACGAAAGACTTCATGTACTTCTTTCCAGGTTTCCACTCGTCATACAGAACAGTCAGTTGAGCCCATCCGGGAAGATTGTTGACATCACTAGCATTCATTGAGAGACAGTCGGTATAGATGCCATTTTCAAACGACTTGTCTATAGTCCAACGATGAACTACTTTCAAAACTTTAGTACCGGATCTTCGCCGATTACTAATCCTCTTTCGCATTGCCCAACTGCGATTACGATGACCAAACCGACGCTTGGAAAACCGAGTTCTTGCATAACGCTTACGCGTCACGCGCCTAGTGCGATAACGTCGCTTCGCGGAGTAGCGTCCTCGTGTAAGATTACGATAGGGGGCCATAGTTACAGCTGACAATTGGGTCGTTGCTATGCGCTCTCTCCCTACGCGATAGGCTTTTATCATCAAGCCCAACCAATCAGATTGCACCACGCTATGACGCGGTAGGTCCTAGGTCCGGTGCTCGGGTAATACTG